CTTCAGCACCAATAAAAGTACCATCTGTGCTAGTGTTATCTTTGAGGTTAATAAACGAATACTGGTCTGTGCTTTCAAAAGTTGCGGTTGTGTTTGTAGTTCCAGAATTAACCGTCAGCCCATCAGCAGAAATACTGCCGGTCACATCAATCCCGCTACTATTAACCGTCAATTTGGTTGAACCAGCCTTCTGAATGAGCAAATCACCAATGCCAGCTTGGTTGATAATTGAGTTACTGGCGTTATGGACAAGCGTCAAGTCTTGAGAATTACCCAGACGGATAAATTCATTGTCGCCAAGGTCTACTTGGTCAACGTTGATTTCGTCCATCCTGACCTTAACATTCCCGCCGCTACGGACAGCAATTAGGTAGTCTGTGCTTACTAAGCTACCACCGTCTGTTAATTCACTAATCTTTGACATTATTCGTCTCCTATTCCGTCATTTTACGATATTAGGCATCGTTTGGATATAATTTGGCGTACCGCGAAACAACAGCTTGGTTCAGATTAACGTCATACCCAGCCATTTCTAGGTATAAATACTCTGCCTCTGGATAATCTGCAACTGATGACGTCAGCATATCGTTTGCCTCAACAACCCGCTCGTATTCACCAATTACTTGTTCAGTCCCATCCTGAAATCTAACGCCTACAGTAATCATGCTATATTTTCCACGGTTCCATAAATCTTCGGGCAAGTAACAGTCAAGTTTGTGTATTGGCTTTGATTTTGAGCATAGATTCTATAGTCTCGCGCAACGGTTGTTGCTCCAAATGAAGCAATTAAAGGAACCGTTTTATACGTGATGCTTGTACCATCAAGTAACAGTGTCTGACGACCCTGCCATGCTGAATTAGGATAAACGCCTGATGCTGTAAATGCGCTTGGGGAAAAATACATGGTTGTCCCATTTGAATAATGAGGCGAAGTACCACTTCCAAAAGAAACTTCAATATTCGTTTTATTTGTAGGCGCTTGATATGTTACACCTATGATTTTCCCTATTTGTGCTGCGGTAGGATTCGTGTTTGGCGCTATGGCTCCGTTATTGTCCATGATATCAGTAACGTTTCCGTCTATAGTATAAACCTCAACGTAATTCGTCACTGGCGTACTCAATAATGTAACATCTCCAATTTCGACTGCTTCAAATCCTATGCTTTTTCTTGAAACCCAATAAAGAATAGTATGGCTATCTAAACCTGACCCTGAAGACCTATTAGATTGAACTTCAAATGCTAATGATATTCTCTGTCTTTTGCTCACTGAATTTTCTGGTGCTGGAATAGAAAATACAGACATAACGGTAGCATTAGGTGTTGCGCTGTTGTCGAAAGAAAGATTTGGTGTCGAACTTATTGGATAGACTTCTGTGACTTCTCCTGAAATCTTTCCTGCGTCGAATCCCGTGACTGCGCCCGTGATGTTAGTTACGTTTAAACTGGTAGCGGTCAAAGCGCCGACTATGTTCAACGCAGAACCAGTCCATTGCATTGACTGATTGGCATCGCCAACGCCGAAAGTGTAATTACTTCCGTTATAGCCTAAGAAAAACCCGTTGGTAGTGTCTGATTCGCTGTCTTTACCAGTGGTCTTGATGGCGCCACCTTCTGACATAATAATGCCGCCGCCTGTTATAGTCGTGCCAGAGATGAGACCGTTTTGAGTTGTAGTTTGAGAATTAGTGTTATCTACATTGCCGAGGTCAACATCTGTTGCTGTGGTGTTAGCGTTAAGCGTGTTGGCCTCTGTCAGATTTGTACTGCCAACCGTGATTGTGCCCTTGACCGTAAGCGTAGAACCGTCAAAAGTCAGTTTTTGAGTGTTATCTGAGTTTCCAATGCTAAATTTATAAGCGTCTGTGTCATAGCCAAGGAAAAATCCTGCGGCATCATCATCATCATATTCAGTTTGGCCGCCTTTAATCGTGCCGCCCGAGGATAAAGTAATACCCCCGCCTGTGATTGTAGTTCCTGCTATTAACCCTGTTTGCGCTTGATTCTGAGCATCTAAGTTTTCAACATTCCCAAGCCCAACGTCCGAGCTGGTCGCGGCTGTTAGCGTGTCCGATTGGATTGTCGCTTGGCTTACATTGTCAACATTCGCTAAACCCACTACGCTTTTAGCAATAGTTACACCTTCTGAAAGCGTTAAGCTAGTAGCGGTTATAGCTCCGCTTATCGTCGCAGAGGTAGCAGTTAAAGCCCCTTCTGGCGTTACTCTAAATTCAGCGTCAGCAAACGTTTCATTACCAAGATAAATGCCATTTGAATCTGCCTTAAAAACACTTTCGCCTGACCCTATCTTGATGTCGTTGTTGATTGTTGCGGTATCTGTAATTAAAGATCCTGCGTTAATAACCCCAGAAACGTCAATATAATCAGCAAGAATTGTCCCTGTCAGGATATTCCCACCGCTAATAATTGTTGTGTCGTCGGACAAATCATTTTCAACAACAATACTTCCAGCGGTGATTACTGCGCTTGCAACACTGTTTGCATTTATTTGGTCAGCAGATACAGAACCATCTACCAGCAAGTCACCAGATATGAAATTAGTAATTGCTACCCAAGTTGCTTCTGTTGCGGGGTCTGCAACTCCCGCTCCAGTGCATGTCCACCCATAAGTAGTGTCAGGTGTGGTGGTAGTGTCTGTGGTTATTACAATATCATTGACCTTCGCTAATCGACCAGCAGCAGTGTTAAATTCTGAATTAGAAGGTGCTTGATTATCATCGGTAGTGATTCGCCAGAAGCTAGGGATTGCGTGTTGGTTTTCTGAAATAACCCCTGTTACTTGCGCCATCAGTTGTTGCGCGTTTGATATTGCGCCATCCAAATCTGATAACGTTGCTCCCTGCGATAAAGTAAATGATGATGCCGTTACATTACCCGCTAAAGTTGCGCTAGTTGCGGTCAATGCGCCTTGCGGGGTAACTCTAAACTCTGCATCAGCAAAAGTTTCATTGCCAAGATATATTCCGTTTGTATCGGCGCTGAATACCGCTTCACCGCTGCCAATCCTAATGTCATTTGCAATCGTTGCAGAATCAGTTATTAAAGAGCCTGAAGTAATAACCCCATCTACATCTATATTTCCCGCTGATAGCGTTCCTGTAACAGTTAAACCGTCAAAGGTAAACCCATCAGATGCGTCAACTGTTCCCGTTATGTTTACTGATGTAGCAGTTAAATCTCCTGCTGGTGTTACTCTAAAAGGCGCAGATGCGAATGTAGCATTGCCTAAATAAATGCCATTAGAATCGGCTTTGAAAATGCTATCCCCAGTCCCGATAGCAATAGATGAACTTAAGGTTCCACTGGTTGCGTTTATTTCACCTGTAACCTTTGCGTTTTGAAACTCAACATCACCAGAGGTTAGAATTTGCCAGCCGCTTGTGTCTGCAACGTAATTTGTGCTTTGCAAAGTATTAGCAAATTTATCTACTGTAACAGCATCGTTTGAAAGTCTTGCTGTGGTAATTGCGTTTTCTGCAATCTGACTTGTATTTATTCCACTTTCTTTGATGATAAGACTTGTGACACCGCCTACTGTTTCGGTGTCAAACATCACACCGTCTATCTGTAGTCTGTCTGCTGAAATCGTGCCAGTAGAAATTAAATCACCCGAAACGATTACATCAGCACCAAAATAAATCTTATCTGCTGTAACCGTAAAAGGCTGAATTGGTGTGTCAGCGGTAGAGTCAGGACTGACGATTGAGAACTGGTCTGCGACTACCGCGAATTCAGAAAACGGCGTTGCCCCAGCAGTCGTAGACAATAAACCAAACCCAGTTATGCGATTATTGTTATCTATCTTTACTGAGTAGTTAGCTTCAACCCCGTCGATAGAATTAGCTTGCGTTGTAATGCTCGCAGTATTCTCACCAACGGTTGTGGTTAGCGTCGTCAAATCTTGAGCCGTTGAAGTAACCACCCCATCAATCACGCTAACTTCTGTGCTGAGGCTGGACAATGCCCCTGCGGTAGCGACCACCCCGTTTGTCGGGTCGTTTACCGTAGATTCTAATGCGGTAATCTGGATAGCTTGCGTCTGAATGCCGTTTTCATTGGCAAAAGTCTGAACTGTCAAAGCGTCGATTGCGCTTGATGAACCCGCAACAAAGTCAGTTAAATCTTGTAACTGTACTGTTCCAGAAGTTTCTAGGTCTAGTAAATCATCGCTTTCATCTTCGACTTCAGTCCTAAAGTGAAGGTCTTCTGTATATGTCGCGTCTAACGTAGTAATAGCGGATGAATTCGTATCAATACCATCTTCGGTAACTTCAACCCTGGTCGTCAGCGATGAAAGACCTGAAGCGTTCGCAGCGACACCTGTCGTGGCATCGTTGACCGTTGATTCAAGCGCTGTAATGTCAGACGACTGCGTTGTGATAGTGCCTTCAGCAGTTGTTACTCGTGTGTCGAGTCCCGAGATAGCACTTGCGTTGGTGGTAATATTTCCTTCAGCGGTAGTTACATCTGTTTGCAAAGTCGTAATGTCTGAAGCATTAGTCGTAATTGACCCTTCAGCAGCCGTGACCCTAGTCGTTAGATTTCCCAGAGCTGTAGATGTTGCTGCAACTCCGGTGGTAGGGTCGTCAACCGTTGTCTCCAATGCAGTCACATCGGCTGCGATTGACGTTATAGAGTTGCCTTGTGAAATCGTAGTTGCATCTAATGCCGATATTGCGCTGGCATTACTGCTGACATTTGAGTTAGTCGTTGACAAGGATGTTTGCAGATTTGTAATATCAGATGCGTTTTGGGCTATCTGCGGGTTAGACAAATCAATCCACGATGTCCCGTTCCAGTAGTATGGAGTATTAGCATTATCTGTTGAATCATACCATCGGGAAAATTCAGGTATCGGGTCTGGAATACCACCAACACCAGCAACAGGTTCAGTCTCCTGAATGTAAATATCAGACGTTCCTGACGTGATATCAACAATAACGTCTTCAAGGTTTGACAGCGAATTAGCGACAGTATTGATATTGCTCTGAAGTACTGCATCTTGATTAGAAACGTAGATTGCCACATCACCGAGATTCTGGATGTCTACGTTTTGGCCTGTCTCTAAGTCTAAGACTTCACCAGCCTCGACTTCGACTTGCAGGATTTCTTGCGCCAAGACTGAGTTCTTTACATCATCTTGTGTCATCACCGTAGAGCCATCGGCGTCGTACAGGTTGACAGATATCTGCGCCCCTACGGTTGCGTTATCCGCTGGTGCATCTGTCGAGCCAGAAACGTCTGCCCATTCAACCCTGCCGACTGTAGCAAATACCGTAGTATTCGGGTCAGCATTCGGCTCCAAGTTGGACTGACTAGCCGCGTCAGTTCCTACGTTTTTAACAGCTCTGACCCAATAGTATCTTAAATTGCCTGGAGCAAGCGTTTCCCATAGGCTACCAGTTCCAGAGCCTGTAGAAGTTGCGGTAAAGACTACTCCAACTGTATTTGAAGCAGCGCCCATCGCCACAAAGTTTGTATCCCCAACGGTTCTAATCGTGTAAGTGTCACCAACATTAACAACTGAAGGTGAAAATATTAAAGATTTGTTTGATGCGTCGTGAATAAACTGTGTGCCGTCTGTCTCACCTATCTTAACTGCTGAACTAAAATTACCGTTACGAGATGCGTAGACATATATAGTTCCGTAATCAGCGGGGCGACCAGGATTGACCCAGTTTAATTCGTTGCTCTTTAAACCTGGCGTAGCACTTAATCCAGATGGGCTAGGAACGCCCCTGAACCCGTCTGTGATGTCCCCAGTTGCGGTAATGGTTGAATAGGCAACGGGAAGTGGGTCGGCGTAGGAAGTGCTAGAATCCTCTCTAAGAGTAAGATTAACCCCGCCTTCTTCTGAGAATGTCCAGCCTACACATAAAAAGACTTTGTTTGACCAGCTTAATTCTTCAACAGATACTTGGACTCTATCTCCAACGGTAATTCGTAACGCTGACAAGTTCGCTGGAAAACTAACGACTTTCTGCTGGTCGCTTAACTGGATTAATTTGTTAGACAGTCTCTGAGCCATGTAGCTAGAGTTAGTCATGGGATACTGTACTTCTTTCTCTAAGACTTCCCCGTTGTCTCTTGTTACAGCGTCAGCTAACTGTATTTTGGGAAACTCGCTAGACTTATAATTCTGCGCAGGGTCGATGAATATCCCTTTAATCGTGTTGAATCGGTCCGACCGCTCAAACGATGTCTTGATACCAATAGCGCCGATAAGGTCATCTTCGTTAAGACTTTCAGTTGGCGCTTCGTAAATACCAGCCCTGATAATGTATTTGCCGTTGGAATAAACCAACGAGCCATTCATTGAGGATAGGATTTTGTTTATATTTGCTCGGTTTGAATCTGTGCCGAACAGAACACCGTTACAGGTAAATCTGTTTTGAGTGCCGCCAGGAACATCAACAGAGACATCACATCCATCGGCGGCAGTTACTACTGCGTTCCAGTCTATTTTTGATGGGGCAATACCCATTCCAAAGTCATCGTTGATTAGATAATCAATCAAACATAAAGCTGGATTGGTTGAATAAGCTATATAGCTCGCGTTGGTTACGTCTTGCCCATACGTCGCAACGCTTGCGAACTCTAATCTTGGGTCATAGACTTTTCGACCTTGAACGATAGCTTTGATGTCTGACGGTGCGTACTTATCCCAGACTTCTGCTGAGTCTTCGTTCAGCTTCCATTTCATTGCTATGTAAGCAATGCCTTTACCCTGATGTTCTGTAGTGTAATCAGCAAACGTGCCAGCCATCATAGAATCAGCAGCTTGTGTAGCCGTTCCTAAATGCTTGTTGATTACACAAATAGTCGTGCTGTTCTTAGGGCCAAAAGTCCCTGCTGTAACGTTACCGCCAGCACTAGAACCACCATTTATCTGAGAATCCTCTATCAGCTCATTGTCAAAGTAGATATCCGTGATATCTGTGACTTCGTGCCCTGCTAAGGCTATGACGTGATATAGGTCTTCGTTGTCAGTTCCAGACATCCCTATATAGGAAATAGGGCCACTGACAAGCGTCTCACCATAGATGATTTTGTAGGGTTCAGTGGTTGACTTTACTGTTCTTTGTCTTGACGCATCGGTATCGACCTTTGGCATGTCGATTTCAAACAAAGAAGCCATAGCTTTGTTTGCTACTAGCGTAACGCCAGCAATAACTGCGCCTCCTAATGCTATTGCTTGCCCTATTCCAATAGAAGCGGCAGCACCAAGCCCACCGACAGCGCCTGCTACTGCAATACCGACTTTTTGCAAAAACAATAAAAAGGGTGCTACTGGCCCCATAACTTCCATCCCATAACGATGAATTCTTTAGGCATTCTAGCCAGACCTTTTAACGTCAGACATACTGCTTGATTGCCTAATTTAACGCCTAGAAGCTGTGTTTCAGGCAAGGTAATTAACACAGGGCTACCATCAGGGAGACTGTCAATCTCGTCTGTAGACTCTCCTAAGACCGTTGAAACAGTGTCCTCAAGGTCGCCGTTAGACCTGATTATCTGATACGCTTCGTCCTCTGAATTATAGTGGAAATCAGCCAAATAGTCTTTGCCGGTCATCTCTTTGACGATAAATCCAGCAAACTGACAGCAATCAGCATCCCCGTAGGTAAAGTCTCTACGCTCCCATTTGTTTAATGCTTGTAAGACTTGCAACTGCATTAATCAACAGTTTGAGTTGTTAAACGTTTAGCATCATCTTCAAGGTCGAAAGTACCATCAGTACCAGCGGTCCTAGCCCCCCAGTCGAACTTAGCACCTTGAACCTTGTGAATATGGCTGAAAAATAAATCGCCTGAGTATCTTTCTTGCTGGGCGGCGTTGGTGTACATCAGATTTGCAGACTTATCAAAACGTGATAGCTCAGATTCGGCAATTAATTGAATAGCGTCACCACCATCTGCCCCAACGGTTAGATTCATCTGATCCATAAATCCAGCCCAAATCTCTGTCGGATTAGCAATCAGCGCATCGTCGGCGTCTAAGACTCCCAGATAAACCGTGACAGGGTGCATGAAGTAGTCTTCTGTCAGTGCTGCACCAGATATCGTAGCGTCAAGCCCTGAAAGCGTTAAAGTTATCGCGTATGGGCTAACATCTAAGCCTTCTTCTACTTGGCTAATAGAACCTAAATCTCCGACACCTAACCAATCTTGGCTATCCCAGTTATAAGTACCGATTGAATTATGAACGTACAAAGTACCAGACGGGAATTCTAGCTTTGCGAACGTAACAATAGAAACATGCTGCTGGGCCAATGCAGTTGCTACTGCTGGTGGAAAACCTCTGCTCATGCTAAGACATCCTCGACTGCCTCAATCGTAAAACTAGACACTAGACCTGGCTGGGTATCCCAAGACGTAGACCCTGCGAGCATAAAAACACCAAGGACAGGATATAGATAATCAATAGGGTCGTCGTTGTCCGTGGGTTTCCTAATCGGCGGTGCTATCGGAATAGCTACCTCGCCAATCCCAGATGAATTACAGTCATCTGTGACCATGTGAAGCTCGTTGTTGAAGGCAATGTAATCACCGGCCTTTAAATATCCCGTCTGGCTCAAAGTCGCACCGTCAGCGTTTAGGGTAGACCCTGTTTGACCAGCACCATTAACTAACAAGCTATCAGCGGGGCTAGGCGCTATGCCTCTCTTGACGTAAGCATGGTCGGGCAAGAAAAACCTATGCTCTTGACCGTTTAACTTAGTCAGAAACGCTTGCATGATTGCCCTGTTGTCGCCAGTTAAATTATTAAACTGAAGCGACGCTTTCCACAGAGAACCTTTCCTACCAACGGTCTGAACTGCGTTAGTCAAAGGGCTTTGAAACGTCCTTGTATTCGTCACCAGCTCAAACGTACTGGATGATGGCGTTATGCTTGGAAATGTATAGGTTGTCATACGAAACGCCTTCTACGCATCAAATCTTGTATTGTAGCGACTGTCTGCTGCGAACTCTGTTGCATTGCAGCGCGAATCTTCATATCTACGTTTGCGTCAGCGCCCTTTGCGTCAATGTTGTTTACGATAGTAATGCCGCCGCCTTGTCCTTTGGTATGGTCTATAACCGTCTCATTGGGGTGAAGTATTGCAGGGAAGCCGCCCTTCCCATCTACACCGCCAGATCTAGCGCCCATCCCAGTAAAACCACCACCATCAAATGATGTTGATTTGATAGCTGCTACGTTAGCTAAACCAGCGGCCACAGCAGTTGCTGCAAATACTTTTGGTAGGGGCCAAGGGTAATTTGATGAAAGAGCGTTATTAGCCGCGTCGTATGTGTTCTGTATAGCATTGGCTATTTTGTATGCTTTCTGCGCCGCGAACATCTTCTTGTTTGCTGCTTGGACACCGGCAAACTGTTCGCCCAATTGACCTAGCATGTGACCAGTTAATTCGCTACCTCTTAAGATTTCCTGATCGGCCTCTTTTTTTAATAATCCTTTTTTCTTTTCGTTATAATCAGCAAGAAGTTTTAGCTGTAAATCCCTAGCAGCCTGTTCGGTAATAGATCTTGTTGCCAAAGCCTCGGCCACTATCTGATTCTGACTAACAAATGAATTAAATAGCGCCTCCTCCTCAGTTGCTAATGATTGTCTTAAAGACTCAATGTTTGCTATACCAGCCTGCTTATCTTGCTCTGCCTTAAACTCCTTCATTCTTTCTATAGCATTGTTGAAAGCTGTTTTCTGAGTTTCGTCTAACTGCGCAGTGAGAATGTTAGCCTCAAGAAGCTCTATATTGCTTTTACCAAGGGCAGCGGATTGAGCAACTACACCATCTACAAAGTTTTGTCTTGAGTTTGCAGCATCAATCTCTGCTTGTGCTGCTTTTTCTGTTTCTGATTTTGCTGTCTGTAATTCTGAAACTCTTTGCCTTAAAGCCATTACCATATCTATTTCAGAGGCGCTAAGTCCTTCGTTGGCAAGCTTTAATCTTTGAGCCGCATCTTCACTTATATCTAAAGAAATAATCTCATTTTGTAGCGACGATACTAACCCATCAACAGTTTGCTGAACCTGAAGTTGAGCTTCAGCTAACTCTTTCGCTTCTTTTGTGCCAGATTGCAACTCTTCAGAAAAGTTTGCTTGCAAGGCAGTTAATGCAGCTATCTGCCTTTCATTAAGCATTTCTGCTTCAGTTAATTCATCTATAGCTGTTTTAGCATCAAGCAGTGCTTGCCTTTGCTCTGAAGTAGCGTTTTTTGTATGCTGAATTGACTGCAAGAGTGAGTCAAACGCTGGAACAGCGCCATCTACTCCCTGACCTACAGCCACGGCAGCGGCGAGCAATTGCTCTGCCGAGTCTTTGGTTATACCAAATTCTGTCTTTAATTCTCCCAAACTTTGAGGAACAACAAGCCCAGCATGAGTACGGGTATCAAACTCATCTATCTTTTCAAGCAACCCTTCCTGTGCTACGGTCACTGATAAAATAGCTGCTTCTAATCCTCCCTTTAACTTTCTTCTAGCAAGATCTTCAGATACTTGTCCAAGCTCAATTATTTCATCGGTGAGAGTTCCTGTCCCAGCAACAAAGTCTAGGGCCATCACCTTGGCTACTCTTTCAGCAACTTCTTCCAGCTCTTCTAAATGATTTCTAGTCTTGAACAAGCTTGGCGCTAATGAAGTGCCAATCGCCGCACCAACCGCAAGCAAGGCACCAATCAATGCGCCGTTTTGACCAAACAAAGAAGCAATCTGCGAACCCTGCTGCCCGAAGACCAGCATCGCGTTCTGTCCCATTTGAAGCTGTACTGCAATATCCTGAACTTGATGACCAAGCTGACCGAAGCCACCACGCATAATTCTAAGTCCAGTCTTAGACGTATTAGCCGCGACTACGCCTTGTTGTCGCATCTCGCTAGTGGCAAGTTGTGCAGCTTTAACTTGCTCTATTTGGGCCTTGCTCAACCCCATCAATTCTAGCTTCATGAGCTGGATCTGATCTGCCGTCATGTTGGCAGACTGGGCCTCAAAATTTAACTGTCTTATAGTTTTTTCAGTTATATCCGCAGCACGTTGGTCTTCGTCTGCTTTAGCTTTAGCCTGGCGAGCAGCTTCTTCTTGAGCCTCTGCTTGGCGCTTGTGAGCGTCAATGGCTTGATGAAGTGAGGTGATATGGTCTAGCTGGGCCTGATTAGCGCCCATGTTGGCAGCAGCTAATAGATCCAGCTCTTTAGCCGATTTCTTTAGTGCTTGTACTTGGGTTTCTAGCCCAAGTTGTATTTTGTCTATCGCATGCTTGCGAAATGCTTCAGAGGTTTTCTTTGCTCGCTCTACGTTACGAGCATAGGAGTTAAATCCTAATTTAGTTTGATCATCTATTAGGATTCTTGCTAGGACTGTGTCTCTTGTCGCCATCTGTTAATTCTCTTTTAACTCTAAAGAAAGTCCACCAGTGATCAAATTCAGAAACAGTCATGTCTAGGATTGTCGTTAAAGGCTGACCAAGGCGTTCAGCTAACTCGTACATGTAGTATAGCTGAGTAGGTTTGTCTTGGTCAGTTAGGAGTTTTTTTCCCTGTCCTCCTCTGACTCAGAGTCAGCGGTAAGAACAAACGTAGCAAGCCGAGTCACTATGTCTGGATCTGCTCTACCTCTTAGCGCCAGCCTATCTTCAATGGTAAAGACGGGCTCACCTTGATCGTCAGCAAGACCAAAGATTAATGCGTAGATTAGATAATCTGTGTTATCAGAATCTGCTCTACGCAACATCTTAGCTTTATCATCAAGCGTCAAGTTCTTAGCGTAAACAGTAACATCCCATTCTGGGACTTCCATTTTGCGAAGCTCCTTCCCCTTGAAATGCTCTACAGCATTTTCAATTAGCTTCGTCATTATTAACTAACAACCGAACTAGTCAATGCGCCAGTGCCTTGGAACGTGATAGATGCTTCTACCATTCCGTCAAAGCTTGAAGACTTGCTTACGCCAGTAACATGCATTGTACCTGTGTAATAGGTTGCACCAACCGCAGTACCTTCTGGATAAAACTCAATAGTCAAATCTTCAGTACCTACTGCAAGTGAAGTTTGAGCTGTGTCAGTTTCGTCCCAATAAACATCCGCACTTCCGCTAAAAGAAGTTAAAGTGACCTTATGCGTTCTTGCCGAAAGGGTCATTGTGGTTGTTTCTACGGTATCAGCGGTCTCTTCAATAGAGAAGCTTCTCAGCTCTGCAATTGCATTAGCGCCTACTTTAATAACACCATCGCGTCCGATGTGAGTTGCCATTATTCAGACTCCTTATCTGATTCAATTTTAGGCTCAACAATCTCTACAGGCTCAGGAGCCTTTTTAGGTTTTGCTTTACCCTTCTTTTCTTCTGTCCAACCAAGGTTGATTAAAGACTGTACTTTAGACGAATGCGCATTAATTTCCGCTGATCCGTCTGGGCTATATAACTTCATAGTATATCACCTATATTCCTGTTTCTGGAGCGTTTTGTGCCGTCCTATATTCTACAACATAATTCATCGTTGCATACCCTACTGGATTCTCACCGTCACCATCATAGTCAATGTCAGTAGATTCCAGATAACTAAATCTTGCCTTACCGTTTAACTTAGGGTCATTGCCCATAGCGGTTTCTACTTCCGCGCAAATCGTATCTATCGTATCGTCAAACGTAAGATTGGCTTTAACGTAAGCTTCTATCGTCAAAGTCATGGTTCTTTCCATTCCAAGACCAGTTCCAATAGTGGATATTGTACTTGTTTCAGCCTTAGAATAGATCACCAGGGCTGGCATAGACGTTTCGTTAAGAGGATAAACGCGTGACTGGAATACATTGCTGCCGGTCGTAGAAAGCCCTGTCAGCGTAGCTGCTACTTGCTCCCTGATTTGTTGCCTTATGTGACTCATTGCTGTTCCAATTGAATCTCAGAGATGCCTGTGCCGTCTGGCCGAATATTTACCACTTTGTATGTGATTGATTCTATTACCATAGTATCTTGATGGGAGATAGATGGTGCGTCTGCGGTTCTAATTACTGCTATGGGCTGGTTTACTTCTACCGCAACGCTGCCCGTTTCAACCGCATAATAATCGTTTAATAAAATGGTCTTTATTACGGTTGTCGCGCCGCCGTCAGGAGTATATGAACAATCAACCCCAAAATCACTTAGCATGATCAGGCGATCTTGTTGGGTTTCAACCATCTATTTTCTTCTTTTTATACGATCTTTTAATCGTGGACTCTGACGCATTTTCAACGTCAACAGCTCGGTTTTCTAACTTTGGCTCATCGTAAGGCATTATCCTGCCCATAGCCAAAAGATCTTTTTGCTCTGAGGGCGGTACTTCTATAACACTTCCCGCACTAGTTGGAGCATTGTTGATAACACAAGATTTCAATACTTTGTATTTCATACTTTCTCCAAAAGAATCGGGGGGCTTATGCCCCCCTTTCCATTTACTCGTAGTGAGCGTCAAGCTTATGCTCCGTCGTTACCGAGGGCGAAGCTAACTGCGTGTCGTACTGCGGTATCCATCGTTTGGATAGCACGAATACGAATTGTTCCGCTAAGACCATTCGTGTATGGGTCTAACTGGAGGTCAAGACCGCCCCAGAACCCAACTAAAAGATCCGCGAAATTGCCAAAATAAAGATCGCCAGCAGTTACCTGATTGGAAACGATTGAACGATATCCATTCAGAGTGTTGCCTGGCTCAACGATAAATTGAGCAGTACCAGTTGCTTTTTCTGTGGTCTTCAACGCACCAAACATACCAGAAGCTAAGATGTATGACAGGTTGCCCATGAGCGCATTGTCAGCCGCAACTAGAGTTTCCATGTCTACTACTTCAGCGTATGTTGGGTTTACAGCACCAAACGTCTTGCTGTTGATTCCAGCAGTATTTTTGATACCTACTGGTGATCCAGCAGCTCCGTCTCCTTGCAAAGCAGCAAGGTCCATAGCCAAAGCAATTGCTTGAGCAAGGTCATCTCGGACGAGGGATTCTAAATCCATTGTCTGTTGCTGAAGCATTCTTCGTGAAATTTGAGCGTATGCGCCTAAATCTTTCGGGGTCAGAGAGATCTGACTGAAGGTTGGCTCCGTCTGAACTACGTTGTCGCCTTCCGCTGCAAGCCATGCTGCCGTTGAAGCAGTTGCTTTCTTAGGAATCTTAACGTCGCTAGACAGTCCAGTCAGGGTGCGAGCACCGGCCTGCATTACTGAAGACTGATTACGCAATACGTCGATGAAATCGCCAGCTCGGAAATCTTCCGTCAGTACGTTAGCATCGTCAGTAGTGTTCAAATCACGCGTCCAGTTTGACAAAACGTCAGCAGGGAGCATAACGCCGCCCGTAGTTCTGCCGTACTGATTGCAAGCTGCTTCTGAGCATTCAAACTCAAATTTAGCGGCTTCTTGTGCACGTTTGTCAGTCGGATTAACCAAAGCATTAACCGCTCGCAAAATGCTGAATCGCTTTGCTTCTTTTTCGGTCAAGCCAATTTCTTGGTTGTTTAATGCTTTTTGAGAGCCGATTTCTTCTAGCAAAATGCCTCGGAATTCTTCAATGCTCCGTCCTTCTGAAATGGCTCGTTGGGCCATGTCAGACTTGTTGTGTCGAGCGCCAAGCTCAACGATTTGCGCTGCATTCTTTTGTTCTGCCTTGCGAGCTTCACTTTGAACCGCAGCAACGTCTACTACATTTTCTTCAGACATTGATATTACCTCAATATGTGGGGTTTCGGTTTGGGTTGAAGGCTCGCTAGACCTACCTATGCCAACTGTCACGTCAGCAGGGATAGACACTAAACTTGCCTCTACTGGTCGCCAAGATTTAGCGACATAAGTGTCGTTGCCTCTTTTCTCCAGTTTGTTGATAGAGTAACCAACACTAATGTTGGCTCTTATTCCATCAACTACATCGTCGAAAGCTTCAACAGCCAGTCCGTTTCGTCCAAAACGAACTTTAGCGCGGAGTCGCCGCGTTTCACTGTCAAGTTCAACAGATTCTACGATTCCTATAACCTTCTCGGGGTGGTGGTCGAGAAGGAGTGGGGCTCGTCCAGAAGCTAAGAAACTTAAATCAATAGCTTCAGGAGTATGTTCCAAAATTTCATTGCCAAACGACCTTTGAACAGGTTCCTCGCTGGATACCGCAATCATTACAGTCCGTTTTTCTTCGTCAATCGGCCCTTTGTCCAATTCCATTGCGCGATGAATGACCTCTGGCTCAGACCGCTCAATGTCTTCTTTCATAGCTTCATAGACTTCTACAGCTTCCTCAACTACAACGTCAGGAGCTTCAAATTCTTCACTCTCTCTTAAATCATCCATAGATTTATCCTTGGCTTATAACCATGCTGTATAAGATTATCAAATATCTGTGTTATGTGGAATAAGTTTTGACGCTTTCTGAACGCCTGTATTTATCACTTCAAGCGAGCTTGCGTTGGTGCTGACCAGGTTATTAACCGTCTCATCAATCACATTAGCTGTGCCTGTTGAGTTATCAACGACTCTACAAACACCCCTGACCGGAATAAAGCCAGCCGTTACAGATGAATGGATAATGCATACACCGCTAGAGAAATCTAAACATAAGTCGCCATCACCGCTGTTATCCGTATGGTTCCTAAGCTCTATGGCCCCTTGGTAGTCTCGGAGAATTAGCTGACCATTCCCATTGAAATCAATAATTGGTTGTTGTGTCCCTGCAAGCCTGTTAGAGAAACACGACAGCAAGGCTAGAAGCTCCCCTCCATTAATTTGTATCGTGCCGTTTAAGCTACACTGAAAAATAAATCCTGATGTAAAATCTACATCTAAGATAATACAGTTGCGATAAATATTATTACCGTCTGCCGTACCCTGAACCGACACATTATTAAACTCGCAGAACTGTACATCTGCCGAGGGGTTTACTGTTATAACAGTCGTGCCTGGATTGTCTGATGTAAACACAAAGCCATCACTGAAGTCAGTGTTAGCTAAAGTACAAGAATCAAGAATCCTAATAGTCCTAGCGCCCTCTTTTATGGCGATAGTTCTTGCGTCATCAAAATTATTGACTGGCTGGGTTCTTGTCCCAATAGGCACATCTGTCCCAGCTTGACCGTTGTTTACATCAACACATACTTCGCCGTTATATGCGGAAGATAGAATAACTGATAAGTCTTGTAGCCCTGCTGAGTTAGCAGAACGAACTGAAACTTGGTTTACGTTTACAATGTCGCCTACGTTTGAGTTAGCACCGACTAAATTGACAGCATATTGTCCGTCTTCAAATGTGACAGTGTAACCATTGACAATCTCAATCACGCGAGCAAGCGTCACGCCTCCAACAGTGACTGAAGTGTTATGTTTGTGCGTCTTTTCAAACGCCATTCCGTCTTCTGAGTCTTCTAGGTCTTTTAAAATCAACCTAAAAGAATCTAAGTTTAACTGTCGTATCTCTGTCGGTGAGGATTGAATAAGGGTCATATCCGCTCTGGGGATATTAATTACCTTAGTTCCCCAATTAATGGATATTGCCACTTGTAGCCCCTCCGCTAAATAGTTTCACTTGGAGCTGTTGAACCTGTTGCATAATCATGTCTAATCTTTGATTTAGCAACATATTTTCAGCCTGCAACTGAACGACCATTGCAAAAAGACTGTCTATGTCTGCCTTGTTTCCCTGACTATGCTGTAATACAGCTAGCATATTTTTATGATTGATATCAGTCATCAGGTATCAAACTTACATTGATTGAAGTATCAGCAGAACTTGAGATAGTCCCCGAAATTGATGTTGCCTTATAATATGTTCCAAGTGAAGCAAGCCTAATATTGCCAACATAAGGCTGATTTCCAGAATAGCTTCTGGTGTCAGAGACTTGACCGCTGGCATTCGTTAATACTTTATCTATTATCACGGTTCCTTCTGCCAATCCACCACCGGCTGCCGCTGTCACATAGACTCTTGCGTTTTGTAACGCCGCGTCAGTGTCAATATCTTTTACTGTGATGGTAAATGTTCTTTGGCCGGCAACTACATTAACTGTGGCGCCTGCTGACCTTATGGATGGAATGCTTGCCCCATCTTGTACGTTTATGGTCAAAGTGCCTGAACCGACATTGACAAAGATAGCCTCATCGCCGGTTGAAGTTGGCGTAATAGGAGAGCCTGTTGAACCCGTATCATACCCAGACAATGAGCAATCCCAATTCATACTGCCATCGCCTATTGATGTTAATTCTACGGCATGACCTGTTGCGCCCTTCGTAAACGAACAGTTAGAAAGGTTTTCTAGCTCAGTAGTTGTGACCGCAGATGCTGCTGAACTTTCTGTGATAACGCAACTTGTCAGCGCAGCAGTGCCTGATAAGGTTATTTGGGCTGAATTTACAAACGCACAATCTACCGCTTCTGACCCAGTTACAAAAGTAAACCCAGCGCATCCTGAAATACTGTTGCCTTTAAAATTATGTGAAGCTGCGTCAAATGTTAATGAGCCTGTTAGATTTTCAAATGAGCATCCATACCAGTTACCTGTCTCTACGTTGCCATCAGAAAAATCAATACCAAAAGTGTAGGAATCATTGCCTACTATAGATATCCCGTTTCGTCCACCAGTTGTGCTTACAGGTTGTCCTAAAGACAAGCTGTTAGTTCCTGACCCGCCGACTACGTTTATTGCTGCGAAACTATTAGGAGCCGCATTGACTTCAGCGCCCTGATAATAAATAGGTTCCGCTGCGAATATCTTAGAATCTTCATCGGTAATTGTAGATGCTGTTGCGCTGGTATCACCAAGAGTTAAAGTTCCAGCAATCTCAACAGCACTATTGGAATCGTTCAAAGACCGGACAATGCCGTATCTTTGCGTTGCTTCATTAGTCAGCAATTCATTAAAAAGACCTAGCGTTGAAGTGCCTGTAATAATCAAACCATTACCGACATCGCAAGCGTCTAAGATTAAATTATCAAAACGTGCTGTAGTACCGCCAACATCAGCGAACACCCCAATGTGGGTTATGTTTGATGTGTTCAGCGTACCAGCTCCACCAGACCTTGTTTTGGTTGGGTCAAGAATCATTCTTACCCAGCCGCCTGCATAATTATCAGACCCGTAGTATGTAAACAAAGAATAGTTGCTTGCAGTTGGTGTTCCTGAGCTTAAACAAATACCAAAGCCATTAGCTGCTTGGGTGTTTAGCAATGAAGCCGCAAGGAAGTTACCCCAAACATAAATCAGTTGACCTGATTCAGTTGTAGAAAAGTTCAAGGCAGAAGGAACTGCAACAAACAAAGCAACGCCTTGCTTGCTTACCTGTACAGTTATAGCTGTGCTTCCTTCTATAGAACCGTCAGCAGCCGCTGCGCTAGGAGAACCACCAGACCCAGCATATTTGACAACGGTGACAGAATCACTGCCATTATTAGCAGTGAACTGTCTACCATTACCATCCCATGCGACTGATACAGTCATTAGGCATCACTTGTTCTGATTGCTGTCACGCTGGCATCAGTAGCACCAAACACTGCTGATGTGATGAACTCTTTAATTGGACTAGCTCCACCATCTCTTACTTTCACCACTAGGTTTCGGTTTGAGTTATAAACTGCAGTGAAGTTTGCAGATGTTGCTGATGCTGTCTCATCAATGTATGCAATCCAAACATTGTTAGAGCTTGCGGCGTTGTCTCCGCTAAAGTCTGTTGAAGCAATAGTAAACGTCGAACCTGTATATGAAGTGTACGGTACTCGCCTATATGCTCCGCTTGCTAACTGAATTCTAATAACTCCTGCTGATGGGGTATCTGAAGGAATCGTTGTAGTCACGACCACGGCAGTTTCTGTCGCTCCAGTCAATGCTGTATTCAAAGATAGTTGGTCAGTGTCGATTGCAGGATTGCCTTCTGCATCCGTAGAAGTACCATCCCAAGGGCCAACCAAAACTCTGTCTTCAGTGCTAATCAAACCACTAACTGTGAAAGTCACGTTGTTTGGTGGCGATACTTCAGATGCAGTTAAGTCAAAGACCTTATCACTTGAGCCTAAGTCTTGAGAACCCACACCATAAGCACCGATAAGCGCTGAACCTGTAGAAACACCCAAGCCTGGCGCTGCTGTGGTTTCTACCGCTCTAGGCGTTGCTGTACCAGAAGCCGTACCTGTTGCAGTTGAAACGCCTGTAATAACTTGAGAATTCGTAGGAGCTGCGCCCGTCAGAAGCTGAATCCACATCTTCGTGCCGGCAGTAACTGAGTCGATGGCTAGCATCTGGCCTGTGCCGCCTGTCCAGCTTACTGCTTCAAACGCTGAGAAAGTTCCCGTTCTTGCTGACAAGCTGATTTCGTGAGTTACGCCACGAAACAAAAGACCGTTTAGACCGAATAAAGTCTCAACAGTCCCGTTTCTAGTAATGTATTTAGCTTTCTCATAGACATCATTGATGGCTGTTCTTGTGCCTTTGTCCCACTCAATATAATAGGCTTCATTTACGCTGTTGTTATCAATATCAAGTTCAACATAACCTTGAGTATTGGCAGACGAATCCCATCCCGCAACAGTTCCTGAAGCAGTCTGGTTGTTTAAGTCAGTCGACCTAGACAAAGCGAATACGTTATTACCTCTTGACGTAGCAGAAATTGCAAATTCGCCATAGGTAAAACCGTAGTCACGGGTCAGACCTAGCAACTTTCGACCGTCAGTATCGGCTCCACCTGTTCGTACTTTAATCATGAAACGGTGAGAAATACCGCCAGCCGCGTCAGAGTTAAGACCTAGACTTGCAGCGTTGTTGTCATTGTTCCACCAATCATCAGAAATAACTGAACCGTTTTGAATAACCTGAATATCAGGCGCGTTACCAAAGTTTACAATTCCGTCATAAATGACATCACCGGATGATTGAATAATAGAACCGTCATACAAATGCTCGCTTGCAGCGTCATCAATATTGTAGTTGCCTAAAAGCGTGATGATGTTATCCGTAGAGCGTGATGATGGGTTTTCATCAGTAATGTCTAGCTGGTCATCGCCGCTTGAACTTGCATCATCTGCAAAGTCTTGCAATGCTCGGTGAAATTCAATTACCGTTGCGTAAGTCGGGGTTGTTCTTCCGTTAGTCCCAGCGGTTCCGTCGTGGTCTGCGCCAACGTACCGGATATTCCCGCTAGAACGCGTTATTTCCCAGTCTAATGGTTCAAATGCCATTTTCTATTCCTTAAATTGTGATTGCTTTTTCGGCAACCAATCCACTAAACGTACCGCCTGAATAATTCTGATAAAACGCATCAGACGGATTCCCAATTACTCTATAGAGCGTTGTTGAGCCGTAATTGTAGCTATAAACATCACCTTGCGCGATTGTTTCTATGAAAACAGGCTCTGTTGCGTATCCTGTCGCGTAATCAATCCAAGTTTTACTAGCACCGCCGCCAGATATATATTGATTTGTCATGTTGAACTTGACAAATTGCCCGTATTGATTCGGGCTAGTCTCAAACGCTATTGCGCCGTTTTGTATTTTATGTCTAGGAATTCTCCCAGCTTTACCGTCAGCCCCTTTCTTTCCTGATGGGCCTTGCTCTCCTTTATCTCCCTTGTCTCCTTTTGGACCTTTCGGGCCTACGGGTCCATTTTGACCCTGTATACCTTGATCGCCCTTATCACCTTTGTCGCCTTTAGCGCCTGTTTGTCCCTTTGGACCTTGTGGTCCCATTGGGCCTCTTTCGCCGTTTCTACCTTCTAATCCCTGTAAACCTTGTTCTCCGCGCTCTCCAGGCTCGCCCCTTTGACCTTGATCGCCTTTTTCACCAGGTATTAGCTTGAAATCGCGAACAACTTCTAGTTGCTCCGACAATTGCTCAATTTCTGATTTCGTTTTCCTATCTAAACGCTGAATTCTTTCTAGGAATAACGCTACAGCTTGATTAATCTTCAACGAAACACCTTTTCAGGCTTTCTGCAAGCGCTTGATTTAATCCACGCTCTCCGTCATCGTCTTCGTCATCTTCCTCTTTTCTGACCGCTCCAAACGGTTCAAGGCTGTATTCAACTCCAAATTGCTCTGCTAATTCTCTATCTC